GATAAACGTAAATAAGCATCATAGTTAGCTCCGTTTACTTTATTTGTAACAACATCTAATATTTCCTCTGTTGGAAATTTAATAATAGGGCGAGAGATTTCATTAGTACCCTCAATAGTATAATAAGTGCTGAAATCTAATATTTCATCAATACCTGAATTTAATACAGGGTAATATGAATATAATGTTGCACTTTTTTCAGGAAATATTTTATATACAGCCATAATTAATTAAGTTGCTACATATAAATATTATATAACTTAAATGTTTAGAAAGATACTACTCTTCCTTGAATATCTGTATTCGGATATCTTATTTCAAATATACTAGGATCTAATGATGGGTATATAATATTATTACGTATAGCTCCAGGAATATCATAAGCATATAATGAATATGTAGTTCCTGTTGAATCTTGTTTATTTATAAATTCAAGTTTTACTACTGATTGGACACCTTTTACATTTAATATTGCAGATTGAACATCAGATATTTTGATAGGTTGATTAATATTCCATTTATCAGTGTTAAAATAATTCTGTAGTGTTACGATACAATCCGTTACCACACTGTTGTTATTATATCCACTTCTAACAGTAATATCAAAATTAATACCTATATTAATATAAAATGCATCTTTAATATTGATAGCATCTGTAACCATTCTAAATTGATCAATATATGTAACTAAATTTTCTTTTAAAGTAGTAGCAGCTGTTACTAATTGTTTATTAGAATTATATCCTAATATATACATGTCCAATGATAATGGATTTCTTTCTTCAGTAGTTGCTACTGTTGGTGTTGCTATCATTTCTTTAGCTACATCTTGTGTAACATATACTTTAGCAATAGAACCATAATCTGATGGTAATGATAAAGCACGTACCATATAATCTTCTCTAGTTACTGCACGTAATTGAGATTGATAAGCATTAAATGCATTATTACGTATTTCTTCAACTTGATCACCATTTCTGCCACCACTAGCTGGAATAGGATTGGTTACTGCAAGTGTGGTTTTTATATATTGAGACATTGCATCATTAATAGGGGTAGCAAAAGAAACATTAGAATTATCTATTGTTGTAATTGTATTTGCTGCTGTATTAGCGGTTAAACCTCCACCTACTAAATATCTTACTGTAATATTATTACTTGGAGCTAAACCATATTCTTGTGTAAAAAATACACCCGCTTTATTATAATCATCGTATAAAGTAGAAATACCAGGTACTAGACCTAATTGAATATTATCTGGTGTAGGTAAAATGGTTTGGTCTGTTTTATTTGAAACTCCAGCACCAAATTCTATTTGTAAAGTATTATCTGATAAAAAGCGAGATACAAAACGACGAGGTACACGTTTTAGATCTAATAAATAAGGTACACCATCAACGCCATAAGAAGGATTAGCTACTTTTTCAAATATAATAGCTTGAGCTAAATAGGGTACCTCATACCATCTATTACCTTGAACATCCGTAGCATCTAGTATTTGTAATATATTAGTATCTGAGATATTGGCTAGTTGAAATTTTTGTGGTGTTGAAAAATTAAGGGTAGTAGATTTAATTTCAGCAGATATAGCTTTAACTGATTTTTTTAATAAAAAATAATTACTATCAACAAATGTTATTTCAGTATCGGCTGTATTAGTAAAATCAACTTTATCAACTGTTATAAATTTAGTACCAAATCCATTAGCGGTTAATGGAGTATTTTCAGGAACTATAAGGGCATATGTGTAATCAGGAACTGATTGGCTTCCTGAGGGAATTGATGGGATTAATTGAAATATATCTACTGTAGTTACAGAAGCATATGATGCTTTAGGTCTGTATCCTAACATATACGATAAAGCATATAAATTTTCTTTTTCTTTAGCGTATAATAGAAAATTTTCCTGTACTTGAGTATCTAAATAAAATGACATTACATCACCAACATAAGCCGCCATCTCAATAAACATATTTCCTGGTGATGCTTCTGAGAAATCATTATATGTAGTTGGAAAGTAGGTTCTAGCATAATTTATAAGATTAGTCTTAAAATCGCTAAAAGTTTTATTTAAATATGATACGTTACTATTATCTGCCATTTTATATAAATTGTACTGTTATTTGATCAGCATTTCCTGATAGGTTTATTCTATATTGAACTGTTATACTTATTGTATTTTGATCTTCTTGTTTATCTATAATCAAATTAGTGACTGTTACTTCAGGAACAAAAATAGATACGTTAGTTGATATTAGATTTCTAATTATTACAGAAGTATCTTCTGTTATTCCTTCAAATAATACAGTTTTCAAATCTGCTCCAAATTGGGGATTCATTATTCTTTCTCCCTTATTAGTAAGTAAAAGATTAATTAGATTTGATTTAATTTGTTCTTGAGTACTATATGTAGGATTAAAAGCAGCAGGACCATTAAAAGGTAGTGATACCCCAATTGCAATATTTCCTTGCAAATCTAATGGGTTAACACGTACTACTTGAGGTATAGGCATATTAATCTAATTGTCTTAATCCTGATTTATCTTGAGGCGTCATGTTGTTTGCCGCGTCTGCTATAAAATTTAAATACGGGTTTATTCTCTCACCTGTACTCTCGTCTACTTTGTCAATAATTTTTAAATCACTACGTTGGGGTTGTTGAAAACCAAACTCAGCTCCCATTTTAGCCATTAATGAGCTACGTACATCTCCAGATATTGGAGCTACATCAGCGCTAGTAAAACTTAATGTCCTATTTTCATTTAAGGATTTTTTATTTTGTTTTGCTAAAGCTTCATTAATCATATCAGGCAATTCTTCATACATTGCCTCAACTACGGCTTCTTTAATTAATTTTTTGAATACTTTAATGTTCATACGAATAAATATTTAAGCTATTAAATTTTCTCGATCTATTATTAATTTCAATGTTTCTATTAAATCATTTGGATCTAATGTAAATGATAATTCGCTTTTTAACACTGCTACATTATTAGTATCAATAGCCTCTGCGTAATGGCGTTTATTACCAGATACTACTATTGCTCTAGGACCGCTTTCCTCTTTAATTGCGAATTTAAATCCTTTATATGTTTCAAAATCTGTTGTACCAAACTGATTAGGATTATCTGTAAGTGAAGAATTAATTCCAGTTGCGGCTGCCGCTTCTAGAATTCCATTTATTGGTAATAATTGTGCTTTTAAATCTTCTAATACTGCTATTATTTTGTCTAATAAAGTTGAAATTATAGATAGGTATGCACTTAGTACTAAAAGTATTTGGTTTGCTTTTTGTAATATCTTTACTAGTTGTATAATTACATTAATAGGTATACCAAATCCAGGAGGAACTGAAGTTGGAATTGGAAGAGCTGATATTATTTCTACTATAATGGAAAATATAGTAATTATTATAGATATAGTTTTAAGAGTTATACTTACTCTTCTTAATGAATCTTCAACTTTCTGTATTACTCTAATAGCATTATCTCTAGCTATTTTAGCATTACTTAGTTTAGTTGGGTCATTTGATGCATTGGCATCTTCTATTATAGCGTTGGTTTGATCTACTAATCTCTTAAGAGCACTATTATTGGTTACTATATTTACTACAATAGTTTCTACACCTAATATTATTATAGGTGGTAAAGATTTTTTAGCATTTTTAAGAATTGATTTTGCTTTATCTTTTATGGCTTTTTTTAATTTACCCTTATTTTTAGTTTTACCTTTTTTTCTTTTAGTTTTTCGTTTTGTCTTATTTGCTTTTATTTTTTCAAAAGGATCTTTAAAGAAATTTTTAATATCTTGATTATTTTTATCCTTTCTTATTTGTAAGTTAATTTTTTTAGCTTCATAACTAATATTTTCTGCTTCTACTGCTTTAGTATATTCTTCATCACTTAATTTAGGAGGAATATCTACTGTTTCACCATTTACTACTTTTTTAGCAGGGGTATTTAATTGTTTTAATTTTAATAAAGTAAGTTGATGTTCAATTTCTAAATTTATTCCTTCTAAAACTAATTCCTCTTTTTCTAATAATAATTTACCTATAGGTGAATTACTAACAACCCCTATAACAGTAGCAGCAGCAACACTAGGTATCTGATCTCCAAAAGCTAATGGTGATTTTGATTTTCCTAAATTACTTAATATATTGGGGGATACCAAAGAGGATACGTTCCCTGATTGAGGGGGGGTAGGCGGTGGATTAAGAGGGTTATTTGGTTGTATAATGTCTGCCATTATGATATAAATACTTTATCGGATGTTATTTTTTCTAATTTATCTATTAAATTTTCTATATCAGCACTTAATTGTGGCCCAGCATCTGCTGTTAATGATGTAACAGGAATTACACCTTCTGATGTAGCTACTGTTGCAGTTGTTAATGCTGATGCTAGACTAGATAATGAGTCAAATAATTGTAAAAATAAATCATGAAGTTGATTTCCTAATATAGCTGGTTCTTCGGGGTAATCTCCATTTTTTTGAGTACCTAACATTATATAAGGAGAATTTATATGAGCTACTTTACCAGCATTTAAATTAATAATATTATCTGTATTTAATTCAATATTAGTTTTAGCAAATAATAATACTTCGTCTTTTTTAGAATTGAGAGTTATTCTATCACTATTAAATATTAATTGTGAATTTGAGTAATCTTTAGGTTTAATAGTATTAACTTGTGGATTTACTATACTAGCTCCAGGCATTAATGGAATTGCCTGGGTTGAAGTCATATAAATAGAGGATTTTTCCTTATTTATTTCTTCAATATTAGGAACTAATGATTTAGGATCTGTAGTAACATATCCATTAACTAATATAGTAATTGGATCTCCATCATTTCCTACACTACTCCATTCATTGATGTTAGATTTTAATTTAACTGTACTACCAAATCTAATACCATTTCCTTTTCTACCTTGATATATTCTATCACCTTCGAATGCAATTAATCTTCTAATATCATTATTTTCATTAAAAGTTAATCCTAAATCTCCCGTTCCCGGAGCGTTTTGTTGATTATTATTCCATACATTAACGGTACCTGTATAATATTTTTGACTTTGAGTAGTAGATATCTGAGTAGATGGAGATGGTCCATCTATAATATAGATTAATTCTCCTATTAAAGGATAATTTTGAGTACTAGCATGAAATGGTTTAGCAATCTTACAAGTATTTAAATCTACTTCAGTAATATTTTTAGATTGATCATAATCCAAATAAAATACAGTACCTATTCCATTCCATCCTCCACTTCTATCAAATAACTCTTTAGAAGGGGTTGTTTCATTTAAAACCACTCCAAATACTTTTCCTACCTGTGCGGGCACAGAAGCAAAAGTAGATTGGGGTTTAGATGTAGCTGCAACTAATCCTCCTAAATTTTCTCTAATTCTCATTTACCTTCTATTTGAAGTTGTTGTTTTGCTGCTTCTAATAATTTATTTCCTTCATTTTGGATGTTTTTCTGTTCATCCAATAATTGTTGAATTTCATCAGAATTCATAAAGTCAAATCCTTGATTCTGAGAAGATGTACTAGTAGCGGCACGTTGTGCAATACCTGCCATTTTAATTAATTGTTCATTGTTTTTTACATTAACATCAATTAAATCTTTAACTGTAGGCATTAACATTACTGCAGAACCTGCATTAGATGATGCTAATGGTTTGATAGCATTAATCAATTCATTGATCTGTTTATCAGTATCCTTATTATTCTTGTGGATTTGTTTAAATATATCACCTAATGATTTACTATCAAATAGCAATATGTTATCGAAATTAGCCATAAATTGCGTTTACCAATAAATATCGTCGATTAAATTTCTATATATCCGTTTTCATAGTATTGGTTATATAAACGAACACGTATATCATTTAATTTTTTAGTAACTTTAGTG